TGGAAAGTGTATCAAGAAAACTGGTGTGAACATAAACCATCTGTCACCGTGTCAGTCAAAGAACACGAATGGATGAATGTCGGTTCGTGGGTGTATGATAACTTTGATATGATGTCGGGTGTATCGTTCCTGCCTATGTCAGACCATACATATAGACAGGCACCTTATCAAGATTGTACTAAGATAGAATACAATGAGTTGATGAAGAAGATGCCTGATGTTGACTGGTCTAAACTCAGTGACTATGAAAATGCCGATATGACTTCTGGGTCACAAGAGTTGGCGTGTAGTTCTGGCCAATGCGAGGTGGTAGATATTACCTCAACACCTGCGAGTGCCTAATGGAAGACAAACGTGAGTTTTTTGACTGCGAATATTGCGGTGGCCAATTCAGTGTAGACACTGACTGTAGCATGGATATATTATATTGCGTGTTTTGTGGAGAACCTTTAGACACTTTACAAGAAGGCGAGACAGAAGATTATTATGAAGAAATATGAAAACTCAATCTGCGAAAGCAAAAGGTAGACGCCTTCAACAGTGGGTTCGTGACCTATTGATTGAAAAACTTGATGTTCATCCCGAGGACATCGAATCTAGAAGCATGGGTGCTGGTGGGGAAGACCTCATCATGGCCCGTGCTGCTAGAGAAAAGTTCCCATTCAGCATAGAGTGTAAAAATGTTGAAAAACTAAATGTTTGGGAGGCATACAAACAGGCAAAAGAAAATGCAGGTAAGTATGTTCCCATAGTAGTAATGAAAAAGAATCAAGAGAAACCCCTTATCGTTATAGACGCTGAGGAATTTGTAAATATAATGGAGAATGTGAATGGCGAAAAAGATATATGAACCCGATACCTCGACCCCACCTGATGCAGACCTGTACAAGAACGGTACTTTTTTGTTTATGAGTGATGTAGATGAGATGACCTGTAAGGACGCGATTGAGTTTATTCTAAAACAGAATATGGAACGAAAGAAGAAACCATATCTCAAACTAATGATTTGTAGTAATGGTGGTGATGTGCCTGCGGCGTTTGCCCTGATTGATGTGATGAAAGCATCTAAGATTCCGATTCATACTATTGGATTGGGTGTAATCGCATCGTGTGGTCTAATGATGTTCATTGCTGGTGAACAAGGTCATCGTGTTCTAACACCAAACACCTCTATTCTATCCCATCAGTACAGTTGGATGTCGTGGGGTAAAGAACATGAACTGTTTGCTCAAGTAAAAGAGTTTGAGTTATCTACTAGTAGAATGATGGAACACTATAAGAAATGTACTGGGTTGACTGAAGAAAAGATAAGACAACACTTATTGCCACCCGAAGATGTTTGGTTGTCTGCAAAAGATGCAAAAAAATTAAATCTATGTGATAGTGTTAAGAATTTGTATTGATAAATAGTATGAAGGAGAGTAATGCTATGTCAAGATATTCTAAGTCGATGTCAGATACTATGGCTGAAGTTCGGGCCAATGAGGAAAAACTTCTAGAAGTTTCCCCACCAGGTTTCAAGGGCACAGTCAAGGCCATGAAGAAACACGATGAGATTGATAATCCATATGCACTTGCATGGCATATGAAGAATAAAGGTGACGAAGCACGTTACAAAAACAAAGACGGCAGACCAGAAAAGAAAGAGAAGTATAAGGAAGATGTAGATGAGGCAAACTTGCCACCACATCTTGCTAAGTTCTTTGACAAGAAAGGTAACCCAAAAGCAGAAGTGGCAAAACGTATGGCAGCTGGTCAAAAGAAACGAGCAGTTGCATACAAAACAAAAGATGTAACACCAAAGGGTTATGGTCCTAGTGAAGAAGTAGATGTAGATGCTCTCCATGCCGAAGCTCTACAAGAGAATGAGTTGTTGAACGAAGTAGAATGGAAGGTAAAACTAAGAGGTCTGCCACTATTTTATGTACCAGCGAAAAGTGCAGGCGAAATAAGAGCGATGTTAAGAAAGCAGATCAAGAAGCCTGATGATATCATTTCAATAGAGAGAACAACACCGGCCGCAAAGAAGAAAGATTTTAGAGGTCGGGTACAGGGTCAAGATTCAGAAGATTAACATTGCTAGGGAGTAGCAGCAATGTATTTTTTATCAGTATTAATTAACTTAACACTTGCAGGTGCCGTGCCAACGCATGGTTGGATGCAAGACAATGTAGGTTTTGAAGCAATAGATATATGTGAAGAAACAATATTGCCTAGATCATTAGAAGTTCATCACTTAGTACATGAATGGACAGATGGTTTGGGTGAAGTTGAAGATATTAAATGTCTAACAGAACCAGAATGGATAGAATTGAATAGAGAGTTAGGGCACAAGATGCCAGAGAAGAAGTTAAACAATAGTCAAACGTGAAACGGAGTATTATATTATGGATGTAAAGAAGAAACATAAAGGTGAGAGTTTTGATTCCCTATTTCGTAGGTTCAAGAAAGGGGTAGAGAAGAAGGATATTATTAACGAAGTAAAGAGTCGCGAATATTATGTGAAACCTAGTATCAAAAGAAAACTAGCAAAAGAATTCGCACAGAAGAATGAAAGTAAGAGGCAGGAGGAACAAGACGTAAAGCGTATTCCTGTGTAGAGAATGATTATTGAGTTGTACTTATACGATAAATTTGATAAAACTGCATTAGACATATTAAAACTATTAGATAAACTGAACCTTCAGTTTTCAGTTGAGACATTTTCGTCCGAGTTAAGTCTAGAACAGATATCAAAACAGACCGGTGAGACAGTCAGAAGATTGCCTCAAGTCTTTGTTGACGGTAAAAAGATCGGTCGTTATTATGATCTTGTGGAGTTGTTGGTGAACAGTGGTTACATAAATTATCAAGGTGAACCATGTCAGAAGAAATAGATAAGATGGCCAAGGCTCGGGCGGCCAAGAAACCGCCCGAGTATAAGAATGTCCACCCCGATGTAAAAGCTCTTGATGACGATGATTACCTCAGTCTCAAGAATGTCAAAGAGTGGGAGAAACACAACAAAGACCGTGTGAAGGACCTAAAGTATCAGATACGCCGAGCAGATAAGGGTAGAGAAAAAGATAAGATGGCTCGTGAGTTGAGAGACCGAGAAGCCTATCTGAGAAGCATAGCAACATACCTAGAAAGTGCCACTTGGTTAGACCTGTTTTATGGTCCCGATCAAGAACACCGGATGCGATGGAGGGTTGTAGCATATGCTTATGATAAAGATGGGTATATGAAAACAAAACCCCTTGACTTTTATGATGATGTGTGATAGGATGGTATCCATGAATAAAAAAAGTTTAGCCCGATTAGCTCATTTGGTAGAGCAGTTCCCTTGTAAGGATCAGGTGGCCAGTCCGATTCCGGCATCGGGCTCCAAAAGTGGAAGACCTTGGACAAAAAATGGTCCCGAAAAAACGCGGGCCGGTTTTCAGTTCAGAACCTTTTTTTGAAACGCGGGTATCGTATAATGATATTACCTTAGGTTACCAACCTAATGACGAAGGTTTGATTCCTTCTACCCGCTCCAATTTTATGATGATGGTGATTTTATGGTATTAGTAGATTTCAATCAGATTGCGATAGGTAGTGTTATGGTGTCTCTACACAGAGGTGCCGAACTTAGTGAAGATTTTGTAAAACACCTTATCCTCAATCAACTTAGATATTACAGACAAAAGTTCCATGACGAGTATGGTGAACTAGTCATTTGTTGTGACAGTAAACATTACTGGCGCCGTGACTATTTTCCTAACTATAAAGTAAATCGTAAGAAAGACCGTGAGGCAACAGGTCACGATTGGGACACTATCTTCAACTGCCTTCATGCTATTCGTGATGACTTGGTTGAACACTTTCCATATAAAGTAGTAGAAGTGTATGGTGCCGAAGCAGATGACATTATTGCTACACTTGTCCGTTATGTTAAGACCAACCGTAAACACCTGATACTATCATCAGACAAGGACTTTATTCAGTTACACAGCAAGAATGTAGACCAGTTTAGTCCTGTAAGTAAACGAATGATCAACGGCAAAGACCCAAAGACATATTTACAAGAACATATTTTAAAAGGTGACCGTAGTGACGGTGTGCCGAATGTTTTGTCCCCTGATGATACATTCATTGCTGATAAAAGACAGAAGCCTTTGAGAAAGGCAACAGTCAGCACGATCATGGAAGCAATGAATGAGCATGATCCTATTGATCTACACAATCTTGCTAAGTGTCCAAGAGACACTTGGATTCGCAACTACCAGAGAAACGAAACATTGATTGACTTGGGGTACATTCCTGACGAGTTGATGATGCAGATAAATATGGAATATGATAAGGCAAAAGTGGGAGAACGGTCCCAGTTGCTTAACTATTTTATACAAAACCGTCTAACACAACTAATAGATAATGTAGGAGATTTTTGAAATGGACGAAACTTACACACCTCTTTTTAGCGAAATTTGCACCAAAGTAAATAACGCTAAAGATAAACCCAAGAAGATTGCTGTACTTCGCAAGTACCGATCACCGCAGTTAGAGATGTTTCTAAAGGCTGCTCTTGACCCAAATATCGAATGGTTATTGCCAGAAGGTGATGTACCCTTTATTCCCAACGAGGCCCCTGATGGTACAGAACATACTCTGCTCATGCAGCAGATGGGTGTCTGTCACAATTTCGTGAAGATGAATCGTGACCATCTGAATATGGAACCAGTTTACGGCAATCCATCAATAAACACTGCCCGCCGGGAAATGATGTTTATTCAGATGCTCGAAGGTCTACACCAGGATGAGGCTAATTTGCTGGTAGTAGCAAAGGATAAAAACCTCAGCAAGAAATATAAGGGCCTGACGGCTAATGCTGTACAGGAAGCCTTTGGTTGGAACGAACATTTCGTAGCCAAATAAACTCTTTAAAATCAAGGGCTTACGAAAAACCCCTTAGAAATCAATGGCTTACAGAACCCCTATTTTTATAGGGGTTTCTGTGTTTTCCCTTTATAATCAACCAATTATAAAGGTTGACAAAACCCGAAAATGCGTGTAAGCTGGATAGTACATTAACAAAAAATGGGAGAAGTCTATGTCCGTAATCATGCCTAAAATTATTGGTTTCAAAATAATGACCCCTGACCTGAAATCTGTTATTTCAGAACACGGTCCTGATGAGTTGGATAAATGTCGTAAACTTATCAGTGATATGAATAATAAGTTTGTTTTGCCTGGCCAGGACAGAACTCCTGGGCCTGTACTTCAATACATTTTCGATAAGATTGAAGAAGATGAACCTGTACATTGAAGGTTACAGAACGCAGAATAAGAAGTTAGTAGATGACATTACTAGTGCTGCTTACTTCTATGTGTATGATTTGGTCGGTGGTAGATTCGCAAGACATATCACCTTAGATATTAAACTAACAAGAAACTTAAAGAATAAAACAGGG